CGTCCCATTCAAAACAAGCGCCATTATATATAAGTGCAATTAATTTTGTACCGTAGTTATCAAGAACCCATAGACCAGGGTCAATAGTAAAGTCAGCAGAAGACGGGTCACCCCATGCAACATATTCAGATATGTTGGTTACAGTGTCACCACCACTATGTGATGCTTTAGTTGTGCCATTAACTTCTCTTGCTCCTCCACTTAAAATGTTTGTAGAAGTATCGTTAGATGTAAAACTTATATCTTCTGTTCCTATTCTAATTTCTCCTGAAGATGGAAAAGCTGCTGAGTTAGTTAAAGGAATATCTGTTACAGCGTCATTAATACCCGAAGCTAAAGTTGTAGTAGCAGCTCCTAAAGCCGTACCACCAAATAATCCTGTACCCCAACCATAACCACCTAATTGTTGTGAAGGCCCTACTGTATAATAACATAAAACAGAAGTGCTGTTACCATCACTCGTAGTTAATGGGGTCCCTGATTCCTGAGTCGCCATTGTAATTTCAAAAGTAGTTGTAGTAGGAACAGAAGTTACCATAAATTTTTGGTCTTCAAAAGTAGCATCACTATAAGTTGACCCAGCAGGCACTCCACTAACAGAATCAAACATAACAATATCGTTCTCAGCTAAACCATGACTACCTGTGCATGTAACCGTAACTGTTGTTGATGAAGAAGAACTAGAAAATTTTGCTCCTGTTAAAGTAGTTCTAATTGGATGAATGTCATAATACACTCCTCCTGAATAAACGTATAAAATTCTATTAGTTCCTATAGCAGCGTATTTAATACCAGCGTTATCGTCCCAATGATGAATAGCTCTAGCTGCACCAGTTAATTTATCATCACCTAACTGAGTCCAACCACCTATTTTTTCTGGGGTACCGTATCTAAATCTAACATTGTCACCATCAAACCATTGGCCTTCAGCCCCGGTTTCTGTAACCTGTTTGTTGAATCCTGGTAAAAAACCTAATTTTTGTAGCATATAACTCCATAATATTATGACTTCACAAATGAAGGAAGTCCTAACATCGGCCTTTTGTCGAACCTATTTTTTTCAGCAAAAGGACCATTTACATGGTTATAATGAAGAAATACTTGTCCGCAAGTATTACCTTCAAACGGTTCTCTCCAATGCTCTAATTCACATCCACTATATACTAGCATATCGCCAACATCAAGTAGGACTTTAGTGCCTTTGGGAGCGTTAGGTTTATGTATATTTTTATACTCATCTATAACATTATCTTGACCTGTGCCATCTATAAATATAGGCCACGGATCACCCCCTAAATTAAGGGTAGTTGAGATTTCGCAACTAGGTCGGTCTTTATGTCTTCTTAAAATATCCCCTTTTTTATAAGCTCTAGCATAAGAATAAGTAGGTATTAAATCTAAACCTGTATGTTGCTTCATTACAGGAAGCATTTTAACCATAAGAGTTTCCATTACAAAATCTGCATAACAAGAATATGTATTAGGCACCTGTTGATCGGCCCATGTTCCAAGTATCGGGGACTGTGAGTGTATATTATTTTCATACATAAATCTTGTTGCATCTCTTTTAAGTAAAAAATAATTTAATATAAAATTAGCTATATCATAAGATAATGCTTTCTTAATTACTTGGTATTTGTAGTCTCTAAACATTAAAAATTTCCTGTTCACTTTCATTACACAATAATTCTAAATTTAAACTAATTCTTTTATCATTTATTGATGGTTCTGGATTATGATCTAAAGAAGATGGAAAAATTAACATATCACCATTATCAGGTTTTAAATATATTTGTTCATTATCTTGTTTAAAACTTATGCCTTTATCTTGAATCTGTAAATATATAACAGAATTTATAGTAGCAGATTTTTTATGATTATGCCAACCATTTTTATTGTACTTACTATCAGTCATGTAACACCATACTTTAAAATTTTTATCTTTTATAGTAAAAGGTTTTAATATTTTTTTAGCACAATCAATAAATATTTTATAAAGAATATCTATGTATTTTGTTTGTACTTTAAAATTAAGTCCACCATCTTCTTTTTTTCTTTGATCTATACATTCTTTAATTAAATTTTCTTTAAAGTTTTTAATATCTTCTTCTATTGAAAAACAATGAATTAAATTTTTAAACATCAAATCCTTTCTGTATAAAATTAAAACTTACAGATATCCTTATATCATTAGATTCATTAGGTTCAACACAATGCCACAACCAAGCTGGGAATATAATTATTCTACCTTCCAATGGGTTTACTCGAACTTCTCGCCACAAATGTGAGGGTGGTTGACCTTCTTTTCTTCTTGGCATAACCATGTGTGCTGTTGCTCTTGGTTCATTAAATACTATTTGTCCAGAATTTTCAGGAGCCTTAATATAGTATACTCCACTAAAATGACTATTGGGATGTACGTGTGGTCTATTATACCCTCCCGGTGGATTTATATTAGCCCACATATTTCCAATAATAGGTTCACTTTCTAACCACTCTTCTTGAAATATTTCATTTTGCATTTTAAATAATTCATCAACTAAAGGTTTAAACACAGGTATCTTGTGCATCTCGGTTGTGCTATGCCAACCTTTCATATTAGTTCGTTTAATTCCTTTGTCTCTATTTGACCAATCAATTACGGCTTTTTCAAAAAACCTGTTATCTAGGTTAACATCTTTAGCATATATAATTGTTGGGAAGTATGCAGCTTTAATCATCATTTAAACGGAGGACCTCCAAACCACATTACTAAAGATTTTCTGTTACCACGTATTACAGGTTTAACTCTATGTCTAATAAATGATGCAAAGAAAATAGCATGTCCTTGTTTTATTTTAGCAACTTTACCTTCTGATCCTAATTCTAAATCACCACCTTCAAACTCTGATTCAGGAGATAATAAACAAGTCATAGATATTTTTCTTACAGGTGGTTCGTGTGCACAGTTTACATCATTGTCTACATGCCATTCATAAAACCCACCTTCTGGATACTCTGTATATTGTGCCATTTCAGTTATAGTCATTCCGTCAAAACCAAAATGATTACCATTTGTAGTTTTCATCATACGTTCAATGTCTTTATACATGTCAGCCATTTTTTTAAATGGTATCCAACTAATATGTGAGGTTCTAGTTTTAGTATTTAATTCACCACCTTTAATACCTTTGTGATTTCCAACATAAGCATTTTGTTTAGGTTCGCTTCTACCTGCTTCAATAATCATTTGACATTGTTTAGGTGTAAAGATTGGTTGTGTAGTTTCTACTATGTAAGATTTCCATCGTGGTTCTGTTATCATATTAATATCCGTATTCTATCCATCCTGTTATTATATACTTATCATTTGATAGAGGAGGGTTACCTCTATGAACATGTGTAAATTGTGAAGGCCAAACTAATAGTGTATTCTTCTCAGGTTTAAACCTACATTTCTGATATAAAAATTCTGTCTCTCCACCTTCAGTTACATCATTAAGATAAACCATAAAAGCTAATATTCTATTTCTAGCTTTCATTGCAGCGTTTTCACAGTGCCAAGTGTGATAACCTTCTCCTACTTTAGTTTTTTGTATTTTAACTTCTAATATATGATGTTTAGCTAATTGTTTTAAGTATGAATATTTTTGTACATACAAAGGATAAACTTCTTTAAAAAATCCTTCTATAAAAGGTTTATTAACGTATGTTAAAGAAACGTTTGTATTGCTTATAGTGCTTATTGCATTATCTGATACTAACGCTTCATCTTCATTTCTTGGATATACTGCACCTTGTTGTTCACACTTTTTAAAATAATTTACATAATCATCTATTAATTTATTTGGCATAAAATTTTTAAATACACCTATGTGATTATCTATGTGGTATTGTTTATCCATTATGCTATACCTCTATTTTGTATAGGGTCAAATTGTACATCACAATTTGCAGCTAGTGTTCTTCTTGTTTCATTTGTTCCATTAAAAGGATAAACGCAGTGTCTCATATCATAGGGAAATATATAAAAATCTCTAAGGTCCATGGGTGGTTGATAATCTATTTTAGCAAACTGTCCGTTAGCTGCACCTAATATTTGTAGTCTACCATTCTGTTGAACCTGTCCTGCTGAATACTCTTTACCAAAAGTAGAAGGTAATTTTAAAATCATTACACTTGATAGACCAGTAAATAACAT